GCGAAGCTGCACGGCTTGAGCCGAGAACAGCTTTACTGGTTTTGGATGCAAAATTATACGATCGCGACCATGAACGGCGGGCAACCGGATCTGATCCACCGGCTTACCAGGCAGGAGTACCCGGCTATCTATTCCGAATGTTTCATGGCAGACAGCACGCTTGACTTTTTCAAAGCGTCACTGATTTCGGCCGCCATGGTAGCCACCCCCCGGCCCTCTGCCGGCGCGCTGAAGATCCTTGCGATAGACCCAGCCGGAGACGGACAAGACAAGGCTTTCGTCGCCGATCGGCAGGGCTCCGCTATCGGTGCCCGCATATGGGGCGAGCTGGCCACGCCGGACAGCAACGTACAGGCCGATTGGCTGGTTGAACAGTTTAAACGCTACAATATGGATTGCATCGCGATCGATAGCACCGGCATGGGAAAAGCCGTGCTCGACGCCACCAGGCTACGCATGCGAATGCACGGCCCGGAAAAAGTCATAGCGGTGGGTTTCGGCCATGGCGCCCACAATGCCGTACAGTACGCCAATCGTCGTTCGGAGTTGCACGGTAAGTTTGGCGTGTGGCTGCAAAGCGACGTCTCGATACCGAATGACAAGCTGTTGCAGGAGGAAGCCGCCGCGTATAAGTGGGGCGTGGGCGGCTGTCACCGCAACGAAAACGCGCAGCTACTCATGACGCCAAAAGAGAAGATCCGAAAAGAACTGGGGCGTTCACCAGACCGGCTTGACGTTTGCGCGGTCGCGATGGCGGTTGATTAGACGCCAGTTTTCATGTCGTGTGCCATCAAGTGTAGCGTGCCGTACTGCTCAACGAACGTCATGTTGCAGCGTCGCGTACGCAAGCAAAATGCCGAACCTGTTTCTCCCTGCCCGTCTTCCCGCAGCACGACAACTCCAGCCCCAACCGTACCGAAGTCGCCGGCTTCGATAAGGTCCGCGATACTTCGTAACCACGTTGCCACGTCTCCCGTACCGTTGCCGTGGTCGTCCATGCCCGTGCCGCGCGGCACGATGTGCAGTAATTCACTCATGCGTACGGCCTCCGGGGGTTGACAGTTTCCGTACCTGTAGACTATAGAAGTACGGATTGCAACCCGTACCTAGGAGCACGCATGTTTGACACGACCGACCCGCTACCGCCGGCAGCGGAGCCCAAAAAGCCGCCGCGGAAACCCCGTCCGAGTGAGATCGCGAAGAAAGCCGCCAAGGCTGCGGCGAAGTCTCAGGCCCGGCCGGTAAAGAAGTCCAAGGCCAAGCCGGCCACGAAGCGCAAGCCGTCCAAGCCGGCGAAGCCGAAGACCAAAAAGGCCAAGGCCAAGAAGGCACCCCCGAAAAAGGCCAAGGCCGCAAAGAAGCCGGCGACGAAGTCGCGGCCCAAGAAGTCGGCTCGCAAGCCCGGCAACCAACGGCCTCTTGTTCGTACGGAGCGCGTGGACATGAAATTGTCGAAGCCGGAGAAAAAGGCTTTGGTGGCTTTGGCGAAGAAACGGGACAAGTCCGTCACGGCCGTCCTCATGGACTTGGTCCTCAAGATGACCAAGAAGTAATTCAGGCCCCGGGTAATTCCGGGGCCTTGTTTTTGGCTGCGTCTACCGCGTCGAGATCGTAAACCGCGCGTATCAGCTCCGCTATGTTGCGAACACCGTAGGCCTTGCGGAGTGCGTCTGCGTAGCCTTCTACCGTACGCGGTGCGCAGTTCATCGCGGCAGCAACTTCTTTGGTGGGCAGTCCTTTGCAGAGCAATACGCGGGCCTCCCGCGCTCGCTTTGGCAGCGGGCAAGACGGTTCCGGCATCAGTAGCACCCCGGCACGTCACCCTTTTTCTTCGGGTTCTTGACGTCCATCATATCGGCACGGGCCGAATGCAGCCTGGCTTTGGCGTGGAGTTCGGCCGCCTTCTGCCGGTGCATGTCCGCCGTGGGTTCTTTCTTGGCGGGGGCTTTCTTCGCCCCGCCGCCCTTTCCCTTCGCCATGGTGGCTCCTCCGTGGTTAGACGCGAATGCGGAACGCAGGCCCCTCGAAAGAACCTTGCGACATGCCGACGCCGTCAACGCGGGTCGCATACTTGCCGCCGATGTCTTTCTTGGTCGGGTCCATGCCGGCGTACAGCGATTGAAGTTGTTTCCGGTGGCGCTTGCGTACGTGGTCGCCTACGGCCTTGCTGCGGGCCATGAGGATAGGTCGGAATGCCTTACCGTCTTCGTCGGTGCCGGCTGTGAGATCCTTGAACAGGTTCGACAGCTTTTCGTCCGTCACCGGCACGAAACCCTTGTTCTTGGCGTTCATCATGGCGGTAGGCGTGCCGTTGCAGATGAAGAATTCCCAATCCGGGTACTTCTCGCGATCGGGAATGTAGAGCTTCAGCGGTCGGTCCAGAACAAGGTTCTGAATGATCTGTTCCCAGTCCAAGGCTTCCTTGAACGGGGTCAGGTTGGCCACGGCGTTGCCGGCGCTGAACGCCTCCGGAATGGCGGCCGGCGGGTTGGGCTTCAAGTGGTCATCGATGCCCGGGATGAAACCTGCGTTCATGGCTTACTTCGCCTTCCGTTGATGCTCTGCGTACGCTGCGTCAAGCGCTCGCTTGTGGAAATTCTTGCGCTGTTCCTCCGTAGCGGCGGCCGGGAGGAACTTCTGCGCAGACGCCTTGATGCGCGCTTGCACGTCCTTGGGTGCCTCGCTCAGCTTCGACCAGGCGCCGCCACCGGCACCGCGGCCCCGCGCGCCCGTATCGTCGTCCCGGGGGCCATCCGTGCGTCGAGTGGCCGGTTTGGTCGCTGCCTTGCCCGCATCGTCATCGTCGTCCCCGGGCTCCTCCGTGGCGGTCGTCGTTGCTGCGGCGTCATCTTCGACGGCCTTCACGACCGCTTCAACGAAAGCCTGCGGTGTGGCAAACTTGGCGGTGGACATGTTGCGGGCCGCGTCCATGGCCTTCGCCGACTTTTTGGGGTCGGCACCGAACCACGGCAGCTTGTTCAGCTCGGCTTTGACTTCCGTATCGCCGAAGCCGGTTTGAACGGCGGGCTTTGGCGCCGTTGCCAGCTTGAACTCGGCAAGCTTGTCGGCTGCGGCCTTGGCGCCTGCGACGTCACCGTTGACCACCGCAGCTTCGTGTTGCGAAGTGAGCGTGTCCAGCGTCGTTTTGCGCATCAATTCGTCCAGATCCATAGACTTTGCTCCTAGCGGTGGTTGCGCTGTTTCTTGGGGTTCTTGCTCGGGTACGTGACGCGCTCGCGTACGTTATCCGGCACGGGCGCAATGGGGGATTTGTTCGCCAGCTCGACGGCTGCACCTTCAACGCCTTGCTGGCTTTCGTCCGCGTCCCATTGCAGCGTTTCGGCCGCCGGCATTTTGTCCGCCGGAATGATACCGATCACGTCTTGGAAGCTGGAGACGTAGCGCCAGCCGGTGGGAATGAGCTGACCGCCCTGAACCATCGTACCGGCAAACGGGCGGATCAGAACCCAGTCGCCAAGCTGTACGTTTTGCCGGTTCATGAATTCGGACGCATCTTCTTTCCGCGCGTCCTTGAAGTTGAACGCGAGCGGCCCCATGGCGACGATACGCCCGGCCATGACGTTGTGTTGCGCGATATCCCGCGATTGATCCGGCACGATGATGCTGCCCACCTTCTCCGGCGGCCGGGGCAGGCGAATGATGACCATGTCCCGGGTGGGGATGACGTGTTCATGCGGGATTAGAAAGCGGTGTACGGTATCAGTCATTTGGCCAAGTGCTCCTCGATATTGGCGTGCGGTGCTTCTCCAGAAACGTACGGAGTTCCGCCGGCTTGCTTTCTATCAGCTTTACCAGGTCATGCCAACCCGCCGCCTGCCCCTGCTCCAGCTCCGTCACCACCGCCACCCCCGACAGGAAGCGGTCCACCACCCCCTTGCTGCGGGCCTGGTAAACCTGGCGCACCGCCTGCGTTACCGGGTGGTTGATCCAATCCCGCAAATCCTGATCCTGCATTCTGACTTTCCGTCATTAGCTGTTTCACGGTTTCTTCAAGCTGCGCCATTTGTAGCAGCGCCATTTGATTACCTTGCATGCCGCCTTGCGCTTCCACGATGTTCTTAAGCGCCGACGTAAGATCCACGGCAACTTTACCAATCGTCTGAATGCGCGCCGTGCTCGCCTTGTGCATATCGATCGCACCTTTGAGGCGTTCGGCCGGCGTGGCTTCCTGCGGCTTGGCCTGCCCGATCAGCTTTTCCGGGTTGGGCAAGCGGAGAACCTGACAGAGACGTAGCTGGATTTCTGGAAGCTGCCACGGTACGCCCTTCTCGGCTTGGTCAAGCATCTGAAAATAAATGCCGGCAAGTGCGCTCCGGTGCATTTCGGTGGCTAGCTGCGGGTCTGCGGTGACCGCGATTGTGCCGGTATCGCCGGCCAAGATGGCTTGCGGCAGCAAATCGTACATGTCAGCCATGCGTACGTGGGCTTTGCCCTCGCCCGTAAGCTGTTGAACCATGCGGCGATGTACGGCGCTCTGTACCTGCGAACCGTTATCGATGATGCCTTTTGCCAGCGTCGCGGACATGGATGCGGGTGCGTTTTCCAAAAGGTTCAGCGTGCCTGCGATGCGGTCCCCAAGTGTGATAACTTTTTCAAGTACGGCAACCGAACCGGACGAAACCGATTTGACAGGGAAAGACTGATAGGTGTCGTTCAGCGGGCGGTCACCGGGGAGCACGTTGACGCGATCGGTTTTGATTTCCACGCTGTCGGGTACGCCAACGCCACCGCCCACCATCACACCGCCGTTTTCGGCTTCGGACTTCGCGGTATCGATGATGGACGCGAGAAGGTCGTTTGCGGTGTTTTCCGGGTTCTCCAGAAGCCAGCCGAAACCCATCGGGAGGAAACCGCCATCCGGGTCCGGCAGGAACACGTACGGGAAATAACGGGGTACGGGTTTAAAGAATAATTCTTCTTTGTTGTCCACAACCGTTTTGGACGACCACCGCGGCTCAATCTTGACGACTTCTTTCATGTCGTCGAGTGCAATCGTGACGGTCCACGGTTCGTTGATGCCGTCGTTATCGAAGTCAAGCCAGCAATCCGTTTCGTAGAACTTCATGGACGCTTGCGGGTCTTGTTCGTCATAGCGCGGTTGGTAGTCAACCCAGTGACCGCGCTCAATGCTGCGGTCTATTTCGTACGGATAGCGCTCAAACTCCTCCGTCATGCGTGGCGTACGCTCAACCGTACGCATGCCGGAATTGACGATGACGTGCGTACAGGGGAGGAACTTCGAATATATCTTTTTGTCTTCGCTTTCGTACTTGCGCTTACGCCACGCAAGGCCGGTTGCGGCCATGTGGATAACAAGCTGATCCGTTTCCAGCGTCCAAACCGGGTCATCGGTTAGGAACTGATCCGAAGTCCATTCCGCCAATGCTTCGCCGCCGGACTTCGACGCTTTGAAAAGCTGGGGCTCGCCTAGCAGCGCATCGGTTGCGCGAGCTGCAAATTGTACGATAGCTGAAAGCGTGAGACCCGTACCCGGGGACGACTGGTCGCTTTCCTCGCTCCCGCGCTGTTCCTGATTGCCCTGTTTCGACCGGGACGCAGTGTTCTTGATTTGCTGAAGGTAGCGCCTGGCATTCGCCAGCCACGGCCCCATGGACTGTTCATCGATCGCGATCAGGTCGCAAAGGTGGTCGGCAAGTACGCGGCGATCGGACGCCGTCATTTTTGCCGCCAAATTGCCGATTGTCTCGGGGGCTTGCAGGTCGATTTTGAGCTTTGGCGGCGAATAGGTCATGCGGTCCCCGTAATATTACTCTATGTATGACAAGTCAACTGTTTAAACTACCACATATTGTGAACAAAATAAAAAAGTGCTATTCCTGCATCGTTTAAATCGCCCGGCCTGCAAAACGCCGGACCCCTCAACGCACGGAGAATTCCCTTGCAGGTCATTGACCGTTCCCTACAGGCTTCGCAATACTGGCCCGGCCTGTACGCCTTGTTCGGCCTCGATTACGAACGCCTCGAAAAGGTCTACACCAACTTTTTCGACAGCAAGTCTTCGGAGAAGGCTTTCGAGGAGTTCATGACCGAACGTGCCGGCCTTGGCCTTGCCGTTCAACAGCCCGAACTCGAAGGCGTCCAGTTCGACGTTCCGAATGAGGGCTACCGTACGCAGGTTACCCACGCTTCGTACGGCCTGGCTGTTGCGATCTCGCGCGAAGCGGAAGACGACAACCTGTACGAAGACGTCGGCGGGCGCATGATGAAGGAACTTGCCTTCAGCGCTAACCAGACCATGGAGTACATCGCGCACGCGCCGCTGCAAGTCGCGGTGGACGCAGTGAACGGCGTACGTGCGGACGGCGTCCCGCTCGGCTCGGCTTCGCACCCGACCGCCACCGGCTTCCAGAGCAACTTGCTGGTTGCGGCCAACGTCTCGGAACTCGCTTTCGAGAATGCCGTGATCCAGATCAGCTATGCGCGCAACGGTCGCGGCTTCATCATCAACACCCGGCCCAAGCGCGTCATCCTGTCCCCGGAGAACGGCCCGGAGACCCGGCGCATTCTCGGCTCGCCCTTGCAGTGGAATGCGCAGACGAACAACATCAACGTGCTGCGCGCGACCGGCGCACTGCCCGAAGTCATCGAAACCCCGTACCTCGTGGACAAAGACAACTACTTCATCCAGACGTCCGAACAGGACAAGGACAACGGGCAGGGCATGACCTTCTGGGAGCGCTCCGGGCTGGAGACCCGGGAGGATAGCAACTGGTCGAACCAGGCCAAGTTGCTCGCCATTTGGTTCCGGTGCTCGGCGTCTATCGTGGACTTCCGCACCGTCTACGTTTCGCCCGGCGCCGACGCGCAGTAAAAGCGTTTCCTCCCAGACTTGGGGCCGCCAGTTTTCACGCTGGCGGCCTTTTTCTCTTGGTGGTAGGATGCCGGCATGAAAGCGGGCCATTCAGTCAAGCCGAAATTTGCGCCTTTTGAGACATGGGCGGCGTGTCCGCGCTGTGGCGCTCGCGTGGCCTACAGCACGTTACGGCGCGAACGCCTGACCGGCTTGCTGGTGTGCTCCCCGTCTTCCGGGCGGCCCGTGCGTTCGTGCTTGGACCCGTGGCCTGATGTGCTCGATTTCCAAGCCTACCCCGATCGCTCGATAGAGCCCCCGCCGGAACCGTATCCGGCACGCTGGGCCTCGATACGCTATGGAGCACGGCACCGCAGGTACCGGCGTCCGACGACGCCACGCGGCTGCAAGGCTTGCTTAAAGTGGTGCCCTACTACAAGACGCTCGGCAAGTCCGCGGCCTTTCCGCCCGCGCTCCCGACGTCCTACGCCATCGTGGACGTGACCACGATCAACCCGGCCGAATGGGACGGTACCTTTATTCCTTCGGGCTCCGTGCGTACGGTCACGCCTCCGCTTGACCCGTCAAGCGATATCGGCAAGACGGACCTTGACGTTGTCACCCAACTGTGGGGGCCGCCCCCGACCGTCTACAGGGGAGTTTAAACGCAGTGACTTTGGTTTCCGATGTCATCGCCGAAGGGCTGCACCTATTCGGCATTCTCGATATCACAGAAGACCCGGCCACGACGGATCTTGCGATAGGCGTCAAGCTGCTCAACAACCTCTTGCGAAACGAGCAAGCGGACGGTGCGGCACAGTATTTTATGCAGCTTGTGAACATCACGCTTCCGGCGGGCGTGAACGGCGTGGAGTATTCTTTCACGATCGGCGCCGGAAACAGTTTCACCGTCAACGCCGATGCCGTCGCGCTCAAGTCTCTCTGGATTAAGGATATCGGCATCACAAGCCGGGAGACACGCGAAAGCCCGATGACCGATGTTGTCCGTACGACATTCCCGGGCATGATTACGAAATGGCACCAGCGCCGGCAGGCGGACGGCAGTTTGATTATCAACGCATGGCAACCGCCGCGCGCGAGTTTTCCGGCATTGATTGAGTACGGTGGACGCTGTCCGCTACTGGCTGCGGCGGATGGGTCCGACACGCTACCGATGCCGCCCGAAGGCGTTCACGACGCTACATTGCTGTTCGGACTGCGAGCTTGCACTGCGTACGGCAAAGACCCGAACAGTGCTGGCCTGATCGCACAGCAAGCGATTGCGGTCGATACGAAGTGGAAGCAATGGGCGCGTGGTCGCCAGTGGATGCGGTTTTTGCGCTCATGACCGCACCGCTCAACATACTCGGCACGTTTCAAGACCCGCTCAACATCGACATGGGCGCGGGAAAGCTGACCAACGTACGCGTGGTTCCGCGGCAGGACACGGAAGCCAAGGACGGCAAAGCACGGCTGCTCGGGGCGCCTGGCTTGACGCTGGTATCGCGTCCGTCTTCGTCGGCTTGCATCGCTCTGTGTCACGCGCTCGGCACCGTCTGGAGCGGTCATGCGGACGGCACCATTTATTACGGCGTAGAGACTGGAGCGCCAACGCTTTCCGGTACGGTGGCAGTGAACGCGCTACAGCCAGTTATCCGCATGGCTGAAGATCGTACGGCGCTCGTCATCGCGTCCAACCGCAACGTGCTCAACGCAGCGGAAGCGGGAACAGGGTACACGGCCACCCAGGGCGCGGGCGTGGTCAACGCAGGATTTGACAACTCCATAAACTTTGACCCGGCTACCTGCGTTGAACTTGACAACATGACGATTTGGTCCGCGGCGTCCAACTTTTACGCCAACCAATCAGACCGTA